ACTTGGGGATCAACAGATAAATCAACTAAGATAGTTTATTCTGATGGTACAAATGTTGTGGATACAGGATTAATTTCTAGTGTTTTATCAACAGATTTAGATACTAATTCTTTTAATATAAAATTTGACGATGCAACTGGAATTAAAGACGACTCAAGTAATGAACAATTAATTTTTCAAAAAACTAGTTCTGCGGTTAATTATTTTGAAATGACAAATGCCGCAACTGGAAACAGTCCGTCTATTTCAGCTACAGGAAGTGATACTAATGTTGGTATAGATATTAGTACAAAAGGAACAGGATTAATTAGATTACAAAATGCAGCCTATAATACTGAAGCTACTTTAACTGATGGAGCGACTATAAATTGGACTGTAAATACATCACCTGTTGCAAAAGTAACTTTAGGTGGCAATAGAACACTTGCAGCTCCAACGGGAGGAGCTACTGGACAATTTGTGTCTTTACTGGTAATACAGGATGGCACAGGCTCAAGAACATTAACTTTTAATGGTGTTTATGAATTTGCAAACAATTCAGCCCCAACTTTAACAACTACTGCTAGTAGAGGAGACTTGTTTGTTTTTAGATATAATGGTACAAAGTATTTAGAGGTTGGAAGAAATTTGAATTTAGTATTAAGTTAGGAGAAAAATTATGTGGGTATTAGTACAAGATGGAAAAATAACAAGAACATTCAATAGTCCTAAAGGATTTGTGTTAAATGATACACAATATCCAAGAGATATATTTAATAAATGGAGCCAAGCTGAAAAAGAAGCTATTGGTATTTACGAAGTTATTGTCGATAAAACAAATTATAAAGACTCAGAATATTATAATAATTCTAATTCAACAATTACATTTGAAAATAATCAGGCTACAGAATCGTGGGGAACTTCAACTGCTAGAAGATTAACAGATGAAAATGTAGTAGATGAAAATAACCAACCTATATTGGATGAAGATGGAAATCAATTAATTAACTATGGTTTGAAAACTATTAAAAAAAGAATTGTAAAAAATCAAGCAGCATCATTATTAGCACCTACTGATTGGTATGTAATTAAAGCTACAGAAGTTGAAGATTATACAGTGCCAACAGAGATTACAAATTATAGAGCAGCAGTTAGAACTAGATCAAATGAAATGGAAACTGCAATTGATAATGCAAATAATGTTGATGAATTAAAAGCTTTACATGATTATACAGATGATGGTAACGGAAACGTTACAAGACCTTTAGGAGAGTGGCCAGAGGAGGTAATCTAAAGTGTTAATAATAGGTGGAAACCAATCTGTAGGCGGCTATAATATTAATAATGGTTTAAGATTTAATGATGGTAGCTCTGATAACCTTAGTAGAGCAAACGGAACTCCTACAGATAGAAAAAAATATACATTTAATGGTTGGGTTAAAAGATCACATTTAGGAACTAGACAAAGAGTATACGGTGTAATTAATCCTTCAAGCACAGCAGCTTATGCGTTTGCTGAATTTGAAAGTGGTACAGATACTTTACATATAGACGATTTTGATGGTTCAAGCACTAGAATAACAAGAACTTTAAGAAGAAAATTTAGGGATGTAACAGCATGGTATAATATTCATGTACAAGTAGATACAACTCTTTCTACTGGTTCAGATAGAATGAAAGTTTTTATTAATGGAGTTCAAGAAACTGACTTTTCACATACAAGCGATGGCTCTCAAAATTATGATACTTGTTTTTTTAATTCTTCAAAAACATTTCATATTGGTAGAGCTGGTCATACAAGTTTTTATTTTGATGGTTATCAGTGTCAAACAATAGCTATTGATGGGCAGGCATTAGATCCTGATAATTTTGGAGAGTTCGATGCAGATAGCGGAATATGGAAACCAATAAACCCATCTGGTTTAACTTTTGGAAATGATGGGTTTTGGATGGAGTATAAAGATTCAAGTAATTTAGGACTTGATAGTTCAGGAAATGGAAATAATTTTACTGTGAACAATTTAACATCTATTGATCAAGTTACTGATACACCAACTAATAATTTTGCAACTTACAATTCTATTTTTGGAATCGGTAGGCAAAATCAATTAACTTATTCAGAGGCAAATACAGTTGTTGCTTCAAGTGCTACAAGTGGTAGTGACACAACTGCTGCTTCAACTTTTGCATTTGATTCAGGCAAATGGTATGCAGAATTTAAAGCAACTAATGACGCAGTTGGTATTTATGTAGGTGTGGCTACATCAAGTTTAAGTTTTACAAATTCAGGAATAGATACGAGTGGAAATTCAAATTGTTGGATAGTTAGAGGAGATGATGGAACCGTACGAAATAATGGTTCTACTGCTTATTTTGGTACGGCTTTTTCTGATGATGATATTATTTCTATAGCTATTGATATGGATAACAGTAAAATTTGGTGGGCTTTAAATGGTACTTATGGAAATTCCGGTAATCCAGCGACAGGCGCTAATCCAGCATTTAGTAATTTATCTGGAGAATTAATGATAATAGTCGGAGATAATTTTAGTAGTAAAACTCCTACTATAAAAGCAAACTTTGGTAATCCAGCATTTTCAATTTCATCAAGTAATTCAGATTCAGAGGGTTATGGTAATTTTGAATATGCTGTACCATCAGGATACCATGCAATTAACACTAAAAACTTAGCGGAGTATGGATAATGGCTTATACAACAATAGATAAACCAGAAGATTATTTTAATACTAAACTTTATACAGGTAATGGTTCAACACAATCTATAACAGGAGTTGGATTTCAACCTGATTGGGTTTGGATTAAAGAAAGAAACAATACTAAAAACCATAGAGTATTTGATAGTGTTCGTGGTGCAACAAAATTACTGGCTGCAAATACGACAGATGCAGAAGCAACTAATACTGCTACTTTAACATCTTTTGATTCAGACGGGTTTAGTCTTGATTCTAATAATGCTGTAAACGATACAAATGATACTTACGTTAGTTGGAATTGGTTAGCCTCAAACACAACTGCATCAAACTCCGATGGTTCGATCTCCTCTACTGTATCTGCAAACACTACTGCTGGATTTAGTATTGTTACATATACAGGAACAGGAAGTAATGCCACTGTAGGTCACGGCTTAAATTCTGCACCAGAAATGGTTATTATAAAACAAAGAACTCAAAGTGTTCAAAGTTGGTGTACGTTTCATACTGCTATAGGTGCAGGAAAATTTATAGATTTAAATAGATCCGATGCTGTAAATAATAATGGCTCAACTAGATATACAAGTGTTCCATCTTCAACAGTTTTAAATCTTGGAAGCAGTGATGCAGTAAATATGTCAGGAAAAGATTATGTTGGTTATGTGTTTAATAGTGTTAAAGGTTATTCAAAAATGACACAATATACTGGTAACGGTAATAGCGATGGACCATTTATCTACACAGGATTTAAACCAGCTTGGGTTATACATAAGGGCATGAATAACAGTAATGGTTGGCATGTTCATGATAATAAAAGAGACCCAATAAATCCATGTGACACTCCTTTATTTCCGCAATCGAGCATTGCTGAAGGATCTGATACACTTTGTGATTTTTTAAGTAATGGTCTTAAAATAAGATCCACTCTTGGATCAAGAAACGGTAATGGTTCAACTTATTTAATTATGGCATTTGCAGAAAATCCATTTGTAACAAGCTCTGGAGTAGCTGGTACTGCAAGATAACAAATCTTGCTATAACACATAATCTGGTATATTTTAAAGTATGCTACAAAAACTTAATTTTAAACCCGGTTTTAATAAACAAGTAACTGACTCAGGGGCTGAATCTCAGTGGGTTGATGGTGATTTTGTTAGATTTAGATACGGACTACCTGAAAAAATAGGTGGTTGGAGTCAGCTTACTAGTTCAAATCATACACTACCTGGAGTAGCGAGAACTCAACATGCCTTTACTTCTATTAAAGGAGAAAAGTATGTAGCGATTGGAACTTCACAGGGTTTATTTTTATACTCTAACAATAGATTTTATGACATTAGTCCTATAGACAATGATGTAGTCACTGGAGCTACGTTTAACGCATCAACAGGTTCTGCTACAGTTACAGTTAATAAAACTAGTCATGGGTTATTAGCTGGGAGATATATAACATTTTCATCTGTTACTGTTCCAACAGGTTCTGGTTATGCAACATCTGATTTTACAGGTAATACATTTGAAATACAGGCATCTAATATATCAGCAAATAGTTTTGAAATTATTATGCCATCTAATTCAGCAGGGTCTACATCAGGCACTGGTTCAGCACAAATAGATCCATATGAAATTGTAGGTCCAACGTTTCAAACAGGTGGTTTTGGTTGGAGTACTTCTACATGGAATACTAGCACTTGGAATACACCTAGAGCAACTACTAACGTAGTGTTAGATCCAGGTTTGTGGTCATTAGATAATTTTGGTCAGATATTAGTTGCAACAATTCATAATGGTAGAACATTTACATGGGATGCAGGAGCAGCTAATCCGACTAGTAACAGAGCTACAGTTATGTCCGGAGCACCAACTAAAACAAGATTAACTCAAGTTTCTGACAGAGATAGACATGTATTTCATTTTGGAACTGAAACAACTATTGGAAACACTTCAACACAAGATCCAATGTTTATAAGATTCTCTAACCAAGAAGATTTTACTACTTATCAACCCACTGCAACGAATACTGCTGGTACTTTTAGACTTGATAAGGGTAATGAAATTATGGGGGCAGTATCTGGTAAGGACTATACATTAGTTTTAACAGATACATCTGCATATGTAATCCAATTTGTTGGAGCACCATTCACATTTAGTGTTAGACAAGTTGGTACTAACTGTGGGTTAATTGGTCAAAATGCATTAACTTATTCTAATGGTGTTGTGTTTTGGATGTCTGGTGAAGGTGGGTTTTTTATGTATGACGGTACTGTAAAATCACTCCCATGTTTGGTAGAAGATTTTGTATTTACAACCACTGGCAGTAATCTAGGAATTAATTATACTTCAAATCAATTAATTCATGCAGAACATAATTCTTTATATACAGAAATTAATTGGTTTTATCCTAAAGCAGGATCTTCTCAAATAGATAGATGCGTTACTTATAATTATTTAGAAAATTTATGGACCACTAGTTCTCTTGCAAGAACTAGTTATTTAGATCAAGGTGTTTTTGAATTACCTTTTGCAACTGAATATAATTCAACGGCTACTCCTAGTTTTGATATACAGGGGATTACAAATAAACATGGAGCTTCTACATACTATGAGCACGAAAAAGGAACTGACCAAGTAAATAGTTCCGGCACTACGTCTATTGATGCTTTTATTCAATCAGGTGATTTTGATATTACTGCATCTATGAATATATCTGGACAAACAACAAAAATACCTAATTATAGAGGCGATGGTGAATTTTTTATGTCAGTTAAAAGATTTATACCTGACTTTCAAGTTCTTACAGGTAACTCAAAGATTACTTTATTAGTAAATAATTATCCTAATAATACAGCTGCAAGCTCACCTCTTGGGCCCTTTACGGTATCATCTTCTACTGACAAAATAGACACA